AAGTGCATCCACTCAGTCGGCGATCTAACGACTGAAGGCGTGGTGGGTCTCGGTTGTGAAATACCGAGAGAAGTCGCAGACGGCTCCTGCGCTTGGGATGTTGGGGCTTTGGTTGTAATGGGGCTTTAGTAAGCCCCCCCCAAGTAGGATTGCCGTCGACTGTGCCTCGCGCGCGGGCGGCCTCCCTAATCCGGACGGAAGTGTCCAGTCCTGTTACTCGCTAGCGCGATCAAACGGGACATGGGGCCCGGCAGTTAGGAGAGGGTCGGGACCTTAAGAAAGTCCTGTAATTGCCGCGAGGAGTCCAAAAGGGTTGACTGGACATGGTGGTTCCCATTCCCGTCCACCATTTCGACGACTGGAAAACTCTGCGATGACCGGCATCGCTGTAGAGTATAAAAACGAATTGAAAACCGGTTAAAGAAAAGAGAAAACAGACATGGTGACAACTAAACGAAGACAATTTCCCGTTCGATTGTTCTTCTTCCCCTACGGGGAGCCACAAGTCCACATTCCTCTCGGCAGCGTGTCGAGTTCGTTTTTGAACAGGCGCCGTCAACTATCGCGTATCGGTTGCGTGATAGCTTTTGACGTAAACTCAACAAGACCGCCGGGTGGGGGGCCATCCCGGACATCAATAGCCCCAGTTTCTCCTTCTTCTCAAAAGAGGGTTAGTCCAAATAAACATCAGGACTGTGAAATGATGTCGTACAATTCGAGGGTTGCACGGGCCGCTGTGGCGCTATTAGCGCAGGACCAGAAAATCGAGCGGGTATCCCCGTTACCTCGACGGATATTATGCGGTCAGATTCGATCCGCAGTCCGTGGTGTTTTTCCTCCTGCGCTAACCCCCGTTCAGGAGTTGAGCATAAAAACTTCCGTCAAGCTGGAAAAGGAATGCAAGTGTCGGCTTGACGAGATCGACAAAATGCTCAAAGATTGGAAAGAATCAAGACTGTCCCCTGCTTCTAGTGATTCCACACACTTAGAAGCGTTTAAGGTAGCCTTCGCCATGAATGTCGACGAAGGCTGGGATAGTCGCCGAACCCCGTATATTCCGACGGGGCATGCGTCCTTAGGATACGGACGTGCAGAGGGCGGTTCCTGGAACCGCGAGGAATTTTCGACGAGATGTAGAGTTATGGGAGTTATGTCCTCCGGAAAGCCAAGGATCGTAACTCTATACTCGTCTGAAAACTCGCGGCTCCTGAAACCGTTGCACGACTCTCTGTATCGGTCGCTCGGCAGGAAGGGATGGCTACTTGTTGGGAGCCCCACCAATGAGTTAGTCGGGCGCCTAAATGGTGCCGGACATTACGTGTCAGTGGACTATAAATCCGCTACTGACAATATCAAAGCAACGTATGTTCGCGTCGCCATCGAGGTGCTCAAGAAGAAGGCTAATGGGCTTAGCGTCGAGGAGAAGAAAGCTCTCGATGTCCTTGCAGACATCGGACTTTCGGACTCCGCGCCGACAGAGACTGGACAACCGATGGGAAGTTTGATGAGCTTCCCTATACTTTGTCTTATCAACAAGACGGTTGTTGACATGGCAGTCTCTGATCGGGCCCGAGATGGGGAAATCTCCTGGAAGGAATTCCGGGTTCATCGCTGTCTCATCAACGGCGATGACTTGCTTTACCGCGAGATGCTGGAGAGCACTCCTCGCGGTACACTTGCCCGTATCCTTTTTCACGGCAGCCAGG